GAAGAGGCATTCGAAAGATGTGGCTCGCAGTTACGCACTGGATATGATCTTCGCACCGCAAAAAGGTCTATTAACCTATTAACGATTGAATGGGCTAATCGCGGTATTAACTTTTGGACAGTAGAAGAAATCTCTATCCCGCTGGTATATGGTCAAGCTATATATCCAGTTGGCGCTGATACGATTGATATTTTAGACTTGGTTACTCGCACGAATAATGCTAGTTCATCTAATCAGCAAGATATTAACCTCAATCGTATTTCAGAGTCTACTTACTCTACGATACCTAATAAGCTGACATATGGTCGCCCAATTCAAGTTTGGTACAACCGTCAGACTGGCAACTCTAATATTTATTCTGGCGTAAGTTTGGCGGCTACCTTGACCCCATCAGCTACCACAATTACCCTTACCTCTACATTTAATATGCGGTCAACTGGTTTTGTGCAGATTGATAACGAAATTATTGGATATGTCAATATTTCAGGAAACCAGCTTTTAAACTGCTACCGTGGACAGTACAATACTACAGCAGCATCACATAATGTAGGAGCGGCGATTTACGACCAGCAATTACCGAGCTTGGCAGTATGGCCTACCCCAGACAATTCAACGCCGTATACGCTCGTTTATTGGCGTATGAGACGGGTTCAAGATTCAGGAACTGGCGTCTATGTACAGGACATTCCATTTCGTTGGATTACCTGCTTGGTGGCTGGACTAGCATATTATTTGTCTATGAAGCTTCCGGGAATGGATATTCAGCGCGCAATGGGTTTAAAAGCCGAGTACATGGAACAGTTGCAACAGGCTATTGAAGAAGATAGAGAAGATGTATCAATTAGATTTGTGCCTCGTAATTTGTTTTATTCGAGGTAAGTATGCCAACTAAGTATGCATCAGCCAAACACAGTATTGCTGAATGTGATAGATGTGGTCAAAGATATAAGTTAGTAGAATTAAAAAAGCTAACAATCAAGACCAAGTTGGTCAGCATTAAAGTGTGTCCTGAGTGTTGGGATCCAGATCATCCGCAGTTGCGTTTGGGTATGTATCCGGTTAATGACCCTCAGGCGGTTCGTGAACCAAGACCTGATATTAGTTATTATGCGTCTGGACCAAGTGGCTTGCAGGTGCAGCAGGGCGGTGGAACAAATGTTTCGCAAGCCGGTTACCCAGAAGGCGGAAGTCGAGTTATACAGTGGGGCTGGTATCCAGTAGGTGGTTCTAGTGGATATGATAGGAAGCTTACTCCTAATTATTTAGTAGGCAATGGTAATATTAACTCAGTAACAGTAACAACAACTTAGGAGTAAAAAATGGCAAAGATGGAATCCAAAAAAGAAGACATGAAACAAGACAAAGCTATGGCTGATAAAGAAATCAGAAAAGCAATAAAAGAACACGACGCTCAAGAGCATCCCGGAAAACATACCAAGCTAAAACTCAAAAAGGGCGGCATGGATGTTAAGAAGATGGCTAAGGGTGGCGTAACTCAGTCTAATTTACGCAGCATGGGTCGCAATATGGCTCGTGTAGCTAATCAGAAATCTAGCTCAAGAGGTCGTTAATATGGCAACCGCAAAAAATATAAAGCCTACTACCAAAAATTCTTCTAAATTGGTGGTTGGTAAAAATCGTGATGATAAACCCGCTAGTGCCTATGCTGCACCACATACAATGGCTGGCAAAGCTGTTGATGGCACTGAAGTTATGAAGGATGGCGAATACGGTAGAACCAAGTCAGCCAAAGACGCATCTATTAGCGATCCATTAACAAATGGCGTTGCATATGGTACTGGCAAGGTAAAAACCGAAGGTCTTGAAACTCGCGGTAATGGTGCTGCTACCAAAGGCCGTATTGCTCGTGGACCGATGGCATAATGAATTACGAAACGCTTGTAAATAACATACAGACTTACGCTCAAACAAGCGAAACAACGTTTGTAGCAAATATTCCCTTCTTTGTTGAAGAGGCGGAACTTCGTATTTACAATGCGGTTCAGATTCCATCATTACGCAAGAACGTCACAGGCACATTCTCATATGGAAACCAGTATTTAACTTTGCCGTTTGACTGGCTTTCCACTTATTCGATTGCTGTCGTTGACTCAAGCGGAAACTACACTTACCTACTTAACAAAGATGTTAACTTTATCCGTGAAGCGTACCCCAATAATGGCTCGTCTAGCTGGAGTTTACCTAAGTACTACGCTATTTTTGGCAATTCTATTACTAATTACAATCAGCTAACCGCTATTGTCGGCCCAACTCCTGACCAAAGTTACAGCGTAGAACTCCATTATTTCTACTATCCAGTATCCATTGTTCAGGGTGTTGTTGCTACTTTGAATGCCTCATTCACCGCTGGTACATTATATAGCCCCGGCTTATACCAAAATATCCCACTAACTGGTGGATCGGGTTCTGGCGCAACTGCGGATATCTTAGTTAATGGTAGCGGTAATGTGTCATCCGTTACATTACAAAATGGCGGTAGTTTCTATCAGGTTGGGGATGTACTTAGCGCAGCAACCTCTTCTATTGGTGGAACTGGATCAGGATTTACCATTTCTGTAGCAACTACCAATAATCCTACTGGCACTAGCTGGCTTGGCGACAACTACGATCCCGTGCTGTTTTATGGTGCTATGCGGGAAGCTATGCTTTTCCAAAAGCAGGAGCAGGATATTATTAAGTATTACGAAGATAAATTCCAAGAAGCTCTCAACGAAATGAAACGTTTAGGCGATGGCTTAGAGCGTGGTGATGCATACAGAGATGGTCAAACCAAGTTAAAGGTTAATACATAATGCCAATCGTCCAAGGCCAGACCACTTTATTTAAAGCCAATATTTTGTCGGGTTTAGAGAACTTTACCCTAACTTCCCCTTATACCTACAAAATAGCCCTTTATAACGGGAATGCCAATCTAAACAATACCACCACAGCCTATACCACTACCAATGAAGCTACAGGGTCAGGATATACGGCTGGCGGTCAAATATTGACAATATCTAACCCCCCAACCCAAGATACCACGAATAATATAGCGTACATCTCATTTAATAATGTGACTTGGAATGGTAGTATTTCCGCTAATGGTGCATTAGTATATAATAGCACTACTGGGGCGGCTTGCTTTATTTTGAACTTTGGTAGCACAATTACCAGTTCAAATACGTTTACCGTTACTTTCCCAACGGCAACATCAACCACAGCAGTATTAACAATTAGTTAGGAGTTTTAAATGGAAAAATCGAATTATGGTGATGTCAGTACTGCTACTGTTACCCGTGGCGCTGGCTCTAATGATGGCTTTGGCGTACAAGGCTATTATGATGTAAAGTGTTTTGACAGCGAAGGCAATTTAAAGTGGGAAGAAAAAGCTCCTAACTTAGTAACTGCTGTAGGTAAACAATCTTTATTTGACTACTACTTTGGTACAACTGGTACTGGTGGCGGTACAGCTTCTGGCGCAAACTATCTTGGTTTAGTAACCAGCGCATCGGCTACTGCTAACTATTTCCAGTCAGATACTATGGTTACCCATGCGGGTTGGTATGAGCCAGCAACTAGCGTATATGCTGCTCGTCAGTCACCAAACTGGAACGCGTCTACCAATGGCGGACAAGCTTCTCCATCCAATATCGTTACTAAAAACGCTGCAGCTTTGACATTCAGTATGTTGTCAAGCGCTACTATTTTTGGTTGCTTTATTAACGGCGGTGCATCTGCTTCTGCAACTGTAAGTGCAACTACTGGCGTTTTATATAGCGCTGGTTCATTTACTGGTGGTAGCAAGATTGTTTCCAACGGTGACTCTTTAGCAATTACTTACACAACCACAGCGACTAGCTAATAGGAGCCTGACATGGCTCTGGCGCTATACGATAGAGTACAGCAGACTGGAACAGCCAACACTACCATAAGCTTTAGTCTTGTAGGTACTGTTACTGGCTTCCAGTCATTCTCGGTTATCGGCAACGGTAACACAACGTACTACAGTGCGTATGATGGTTCTGGTAACTGGGAAGTAGGTATTGGTACGTACTCAACTACGGGGCCAACTTTAACTCGCACTACCATATTGTCGTCATCCAACTCTGGAAGCGCTGTTACATTTAGCGGCACTGTTAACATATTTGTTACATACCCTTCAGAGCGAGCAGTATACGAAGACGCATCTTTAAACGTTACTTTACCGGGTACGATTACTTTAAGTACCTCACCATTTTTCCAAAACGGACTTTCTGTGTCTTCAAACTATACAGTTCCATCAAGTACAGGAGCGCTTTCTGTAGGTCCAATAACAGTTGCCTCAGGTGTTTCAGTAACAGTTTCTAGTGGCTCCAGATGGGTAGTACTGTGAAATGTTTGGCTATGCGGCGTTTGCCCAAGTACCATTTGCGGCATTAGCATTTAGTGCTACTAGCTACCTCGTTAGTATTTCAGAGGCAGTTACAGTAGCAGATGTTGTTGCAGCAAATGCCACATTTGCCAACGCTATATCAGAGGCTTTAAGCCCAGCAGATTCTGAATCAGTAAAAGCATCCTTTGCTAATTCTATATCTGAAAACCTAAGTTCTGCAGACACACCTTCAGTAACAGCCGCTTTTTTAAGTGCAATAGCAGAGGCAATTCTAGCCGAAACGGATATAGATTCCGTAATTGCAACATTTAGCGCATCCATTGTTGAAGCGATTCTTACTGAAACAGACAGTGAATCTGTCATTGCCACATTCTCGGCAGCCATATCAGAAGCTTTAAATATTGCCGATTTAGATTCTGTTACAACGGCTTTTGTTTCTGCAATTAATGAAAATGTAAATCCAGCAGATACGCCATCGGTATTAGCTTCATTTTCTAGCGCTATATCTGAAAACATAAGCACAATACTAGACAGCCCTGTTGGTTTAGCAACTTATGCTCAAGCTATTACTGAGGCTATTTCCAATATAAGTGATACGCCAAATGCAACAGCGGCGTTTGTTAGCGCAATTACTGAGGCGGCTACGGTAGCTGATATAAACGTTGTAGTAGCAACATTCTTTTATTCAATATTAGAAAACATAAGTTTAAACGACAACGAGTCTGTTCTTGCTGCATTCCTAAGCGCTATTACAGAAAATTTAAACCCAGCAGACTCAGCAAGTGGTAACGCAACATTTAGTTCAAGCATTTCAGAAGACTTAACTTTAAATGATGTGTTGTCTATATTGGCATCATATGGTGTAGATATTAATGAAGCTATTGGCGTTGATATAACCACAATAAGCAACCCCGCTGCCTTTGCTGCATTTGCTTTTGGTGATAGCGCTTTTGCTGGTCAGTCAATAATTGTTCAATCAATATTTAATGCTATTGCAGTTTTTGTTACTTCTGTTTCTATTACGGAAGATATACAGCCAAATGATTCTATAAATGTAACTGCCACACTACTAACAGCTATATCAGAAGCAATTCTTACTGAGTCTGATATTGAATCAGTATTGGCTACATTCTCAGCAGCGATTGTTGAAGCCATCCTTACAGAAACCGATAGCGAATCCGTTATCGCAACCTTCTCAGCCGCTATTTCCGAAGCTTTAAGTATTGCTGATTTTGAATCGGTTGTAGCAGCTTTTGCCTCTAGCATATCGGAAGATATAAGCCCAGCAGATACGCCATCTGTAACCGCATCATTTTTAAGCGCAATATCAGAAAATTTTAATGCCGACGATTTAGACGTTGTTAATGCGACGTTTGCCACGGCTGTTACAGAAGCAATAGACTCTGCAGATTTTGAAAGCGTTACGGCAGCTTTGTTAACGGCGATTGCCGAAAACATTAACATTAATTTACAGACACTTAACACACCTGCAGCATTTGCTGCATTACCGTTTGGCGCTAGTGGATTTGCTGACTACTTAACTACTTCAACATCAGTTCCAGAAGCAGTTGCAATACTTATAGCCAACTCCTTTATTTCAGAAGATATACAGCCAGCAGATTCTCAGTCAGTTGTAGCTTCTTTTGCCAGCGCTATATCAGAAAATATACTAACAGAACTTGATATAGAAGCGGTAATAGCAACGTTTACAGTAGCTATTATTGAGGCTATTTCCGCTGAAACTGATTCCGAGTCATTAGCAGTAACATTCTCTAGCGCTATTACAGAGGCATTAAATATAGCTGATGCAGAAACGGTACTTGCAGCATTCTCTTCGGCTATTAGCGAATCTACCACATTGGCGGACTCAGAATCAGTAATAGCCGCATTTGCTTCTGCCATATCTGAAAACATAGTAAGCATCTTAGACAGCGCATCGTCTTCAGCAAACTTTTCATCTAGCATATCTGAACCTATTCTATCTTTGTTGGATGCTGAAAAGGCCGTATTTGGTGCTGTGGTTGCTATATCAGAGTCTATGTCTTTGGCTGATGCTGAGTTTGTAGTAAGTATTTTTAGTACGTTTATTAATGAAAATATTTTTGCTCAAGACTTTGAGAAAACTATAAAAATATTTAATACAACAATACTAGAAAACATTAATGTTATTGATATTTTATTATCTGCTGCATGGATAAAAATTAATGATAGTCAGGATCCAAACTTTAATTTAATCAACAATGCAGTTATCTCTGCTTGGAACAATATTATTGATAGTGAAAATCCAAACTATAATTCAATTAATTCAAATGGTGGTTCTAGTTGGACAAACATAAATAATACGCAATTACAAAATTATTCTTTAGTAGATAATACTA